GTACCGTGGATGAAAATCCCCTTCATCAACTTCCGTCTGGATTCTGCCCAACAACTTATTCGCTTGCCGCTTGTCGTAAAATTTTTCCGCGGTGTTCGGGTTGCTCCATATTTTATGGTGCTCGTTATCCTCATAAACGTCGATATAAAAGCGGCGCGACCGCTTATCATATTGAATCGATCCACCCATATAGCCACCTCCTACGGAAGTATGAATGGATTTATTGGGATTTGTCAATAGCATCTAATAAAGCCCTATTTTATAGGCCAGCCGTTTACGACAGCGCTATAGTGTTTCCGGCAATACCCTTTTGCGTGATGCCTCACACGGCAACCTTTGACCGAGCATATTTTTTTGCTTTTCAATTTTGCTGGCTGATGTGTCCGCATGTGGTCATTGGCGTTGGTGATTTCTAAATTCAAAAGGGCGTTGTTTTTCGGGTTGCCATCTCGGTGGTGGATATGCTCATGAGATTTGAGCTTACGCCCTATGTGTCTTTCCATCACGACCCTGTGTTCGTACACCCACCGGCCATGCTCATACCACCTGACGTAATCATTCATTTTAATCCGGCGTTTGGGGGCCTTCTGTGCCGTAAAAAAATCATCAATGCTTTCCCGGTCAACAATCCACTTGCCGGTGCGCTTGAACGCATAAACATGGCCTTCGTTAATATAATTCATAAGAGTATTGCGGGAGACGCGGGCATATCCACAAGCTTCTTTTATTTCGAGCCATCGCGGTTTAACGGTTGCCGCCATCTCCGCAGCCGTCGCCTTCGCTATCTCTCTGATTTCGGTCGCTGTTAGCATTTATCATCTCTCATTTAGCCAATTATGCTTTTTTAGTGTGTTAATCGTCACTACATCGAACCACCCACCAAAACCCCCAAACAAAACACCGCAACACCAACAGCAAGCCGAATAAAATTTTGAATCCTCTCCTCCAAAACCGTATCCGGTGTCAGCGCCGAACGTTGCGCTTTTCGTTCATATCGTTCCATTTCGGACATTTCTTCCCCCATTATTCAATTTCCTGAAAAGATGACTCCCGAAGTCGGAAAAATCCTCGCAGTCCCGGATTGCGACTCATGATGAGCCTTGCATAATAAGAAGTGTAATTGTTGTTCAGCTTGAATTTTGAACTGACCGTTCGTATGCTGCGTTGCCACCTGAGTACCTCAAACAGCCCTTTAATGCCGTATTCTTTGTACCCAACTCGCTTTAGCTGGAACGCCAGGTTGACAAGCTCGGTATAAACATCCAGGTTATCATTGTGGAATTTTATGAATTTGCGGCCGATTCTGGTGGTGTAATCGTTTGTGTAGTGTGTCGAAATAGCACTCATATCAATACATCCTCCATTCCAACCCTATCTGGTTCCCCGTTTCTGGCTTCAAACATACTTGTCCACTCTGGGCACTTAATCCCCCACTGAAAAAGTTCTACCGGGTGGTCAGGGTGCCTACAAATCTTTGTCAGTCCCTTAAAACTAAAATACCAACAGTTTCCGCAAGTCTGGTCTGCCAATGGCGTCGTCTCCATATGCCAACAGGTTAACCTCTGGTTGCACCATTGGCAGGTTTGTGATTCTTCGTTGAATTGTCTCTCGGGAGGATCGTTCGACGTTATTATCTGATACGCTCTATTTCTGAGCGCATCAAAGTCTGACCGGATAAAATACGCTCTCTCTGTGTATATCTCAGATGTGTTTTTGTTTTGGACAACCCACAAGGCACGGTCAAGTCCGGCATACCCCATGTAACACTGGACCTGGCTGTAATAGACCGGGTAAACTTTTCGGACTCCAGCCTTTTTGATCGCCTTGAACTTGTTGTCGTTGGCGGATTTAACCTCAAGGATGTGTTTTTTTTGGGTGACACCCCCGATGGTCCCGTCACTGTGTCCCCGGAACATCCCCCCATGGTCGTAGAATGCCTCTTGCTGTCCTTCAACTTCATAACCGGCCTGCTTTAAAAAATGTACGACCTCATCTTCGATACGATCTCCCAGACGGAATAACATCAGTATCCGCCCTTCAATTGGAACCTGTGGAAAACCTCGAAAATCAAACCATAACTCCCGCGCACATGGCTTGCCGATCCCAGACATGCCAAGATATTTTCTCTTCTGCCGTTCGCGTTCTCTTGTCGCCGCTTCGTACATTTCAGCGGCGACTTTGTCTCCATGTGGTATTGCGGCCATTTTTTTATCCTAAAAAGGTAAGTCTTCGGTTTCAGGTTCATAGTCATCAATCAGCGATTGCTCAACAGGGTCTTCAGGTTCTACTGGTGCATCCGGGAACCAATCATGGATACGCCACCACCTCCCATCTTCAATAAGCTCAACACATTCAGGAATCGACATATTGATCTCGCCGATCCTTTGAACAGCCTCCGCGTGAGACTCTGGAGGCTCCGTATCAACCAACTCCGCCCACTTTTTTTTCCCAAAGTGCGCGGCTTTTCCTTCGAACAGCATGAACTCGTAAACCCTTTGCGAGTACAATCCCGATGAGTATTCGAGTTCTATTTTGATCATGTCGTTTCCCGCCTTTGATCTTGTCGGTGTTACCGAAAAGTCTTTGACATCAACGATCATGGTTTCGGGTTCATGTTCCTTTTTCGGTGTAAATTTCACATCCTCAAGCTCTGGCTTTTCGTTATTATCAACGATTTCAACCTCCCAGACATGACCACAAACGGGACATTCAAGAATTTCCCTGTCCATCAACTCAAGGCAATTAGGGCAGGCTTTTAGTTGTGGTTCTGCTTGCTCCCCTTGTGTTTGCTCTCTTTGAGGGATAATTATACTCGGATTATCTGGATCGCCATGTTCCCTGAAGTTGTTTGCCAGGTCCAGTATCAGCACATCCGTTTTCTCCGGATGCGGACGCAAACCTCTGCCTGTCATTTGCACGAAAAGTGCAGGTGCTTTTGTCGGCCTGCACATGATAATGCAATCAACTGCCGGAGAATCCCACCCTTCAGTAAGTACGCCAACGTTGCATATAATCCGTATCTGTCCATCATCGAACATCTTCAGAATCATATCGCGCTTGCCGGTGTGCATTTTTGAGTGGACGCAATCCGTTGGTATACCGATATCCCTAAAAGCGTCTCTGACTGCCTCGGCATGAGCAATGACGGTGCAGAAAACAACAACATGCCGCCGATCTTGAGCGTGTTCCTGGAAGGCTGTTACGGCTGAACTGATATGTTCCTTTCTTGACATCACTTCAGACAGGTCGCCAAGGTTATAATCGCCGGATTTTTTTACACCTTTCAAATCGCGGCTGATATCTTTGATCTGTTTTGCCCTGAATTCGCAGAGGAACCCTTGTGACTGCAGGTCTTTAAGACCAACACGATAATGCAGATGTTCGAAAAGGTTGTCACTCCCTGGGCGGCACACTTTACCGTAGATGTATCCATGACCAAGCCTGAACGGGGTGGCGGTAAACCCGATTACTCGCACCTCAGGGTTGTATTTTTTCATTGCCTTCAGCCATTTGGTGTATTGGCTTTCATGGTTAATCGGCTGAAGGCGATGTGCTTCGTCTATTATAATGATGTCGAACGGCTGTTGGATTTCAACGCGATTGATCAATGTCTGGATAGACCCGATTGTCACCGGTTCGTTATGCTCGACTTTGTTTGATACCGATGCACAGGCGACGCCTATCGGAGCCAGTGGCCACACGCCAACAAGCTTATCTTTCGCCTGCGTTATCAGTTCGCGTCTATGTGCGAGTATGGCGATTTTAATGTAAGGCCACTCTGATAGTAACCGCTTGATGAGTTCAGAAAAACAGATGGTTTTACCCATTCCTGTGGCACCTTGAACCAGGATATGTTTATCAATGGGGAGTGCCCCCCAGATAGCGTTGAGGCACTCCTCCTGATATGGTCTAAGCGTGTAATCCATTTATTTCTGCCAAGGCATCTTGGTGGTTTCGGCCGGTGCGGTTTCTGCCGGTGGCGCTGTTTGTGCTGCTGGTTCCTGGCTTTTGGCTTGAGGTTCAGCAGTCGCCTTTCCTCCAGGAACAACCTTGGGTTTGCCGACAGGCTTGAACCCTTTAATTTTGTTTTTAGGCTCATATTGTCCTGTGGGATCGGTTTCGACTTTCAGGTTCACCAAACATTCAAGCCCGTGGAGCTCCTCGGTGTCGCCAATGTAATTTGGGTTTCGGTGCCCCGAGCATGTTGCGAGTGTTTTTAACCGCCTCATACTGACCTCGTTACCAAGCGACATGACATCCCATACCTTGTTCGGATGGCCAATGATATCGAACTCCCAATTAATGTAATCCCCCTTTGGGCCGTTTTTTATTTCTGAGTTTGCTACTCGCGCCTGATACCAGCCTGGGGCAAGTGGGTCGAAACCTTCTTGTGAATCATAGTCGTTTAAATTTGCATTTAGTTGTGCCATGTTGTTTAGTCCTCCAGGATTTTGTTTTTGATTTTTGTCAGGTCTGGTGCTTCAACCGGTTCCAGTTTTCCGGAGCGGTCCTTTGCCGGGTATTCGTTGTATGGTTGTGAAAACATCACTCTGCGTTGTTCGCCCTGTTCATCCGGAAGAGTCTGCATATAAAAGACCTCATCGAAAAATGACGGTGTTTTTTCCTTCAGGCCCTTTCCAGCTACAGCAGGTGCCGTGTATCTGCGGTTGTTTTCGTCTTTGTCGATGGTTTCCAGGCAGGTGAAAACCACGTTGTATTGCTGAAGATCCCGGAACCCTTTGATCAGCATGATCATGGTGTTTGTGTAATCGCCCCACATCCTGAAAGCTTTTGACGAATCCGGGTACTTTTCCTGCATCACTTCCTCACATCGAGCGGCAATCTCGGTGAGGGAGTCGATAAAGATCCATTTGTATCGGTCGATCATCTCTTGATTGGTCGAGAGCATCTGAAAGGCTTCCTTGAAATCTTCCAAACTCCCGATCTCGTAGCCTTCCACTTTACCGGCCTTCACAAGATCCCGGACACAGAGCAGGCCAGCTTCAGCGGACAGGACGCACACTTTTTCTTCTGGTGGAATGGTGCGGATCAGGGACGTTTTGCCGATTCCCGGCTTTCCAATGACCAGACAGCAGATTCGGTCGGCGCTTTCGGGTGTAATTGGTTTTAACATTGCTGTTCATCCTCCAGCTGTGTGTAGGTTACTGACGGTGCGCCTTCTGAAAGTTTGCGAGCCCATGAAACCGCTTTTGCAAACTCGATGTCGTTTGCCATGGTGTAATCGATGGCTTTTTTAATCGGCTGCCGCTCAGTTTTAAAACAGTCCTCATATTGAGGGAAGTATCCAAGGATTTCGGCTACTTTTTGCTGATCGTACTTGAAGCTTGTTTTTTTGCTGACTTTTACAGAGTATCCACCACCGATTATTGTGGCTGTTTGGCAACCGTTTTTATACTCGGCATTTTCAGCCAGTGTCGAGTTGATTGCCTTTAATGCCGTTTGCATCTCTGCGATTTTCGTTTTCAGGCTTGCGCCCTCCTGAATCAATTTGTCCATCTCCATTTTGCCTCTCCTTTATATTTAAAAATGCACCCTCTTAATTGGGGTTGTGGATACCGGAAAGAGGAGGGTGCGACTCCATCGGTATTTTTATGGTTAGCGCTTCCGCAGGAAACGGAATGGATGGGCTATTATATCTTTCAGTTTTGGCCTGTGGAGTCTCACCGGTTGGGATCTCCAATAGTCAATCTTATGCTGTCTAAGTGTTTTCATGATGCGTCCTTAAAAATATTTGTGATTGTTTTTTTTCAAGACTTGTCAGTCTTTGACGGAATTCCAATTGGATTTACCGGCTTATCGCCATTTCTGCCGCGTTGCATTTTTTTTAACCAGACACCTCGCATTAACGATGGCGATTTGGTCTACTCCGACGGCCGGTGCGCCGGTCGAAAGGAGGGGTGTCTGATGTTTGTCATGTGGTTGCCTCTTCTGCCATCCCGTAGGATTCGGCTGAGGCTGAGACACGCGATTCAACGTTTCCGTTTCCTGGCGTGTTGAGGCTATATTTGCATATAGTCGCCTATATGTCAAATGCATATTTCAAATTTTATGCGGAAATAATCGGAATACTATAGGTATAAAAAAACCCGCACATAGAAAATGTGCGGGCAAAAATTAGGCTGGATTTAGGGACTAAATTATCTCGGACATTTGGCCATCAATATTATATAGACAGCGATGAAAATAGTCGACCAGGCGTTCATATGTGTAGTCATTATGCCTTTCGGTGATTTCGCACTTAAAGCCAATAATAACTTGAACAGCTTCACTAAGGGTTACCTGTTCGTCGGGCTCCTCTTTTGGTGGGTTTTTGTGGTCCCTCGGCATCTCGATCCTCCGGTCTTTTTTGGTGGGGTGGGGGCTATGTCTGATTATTAATTTCGATCAACTCCTTTTCTATCGCGCTTAATGCAGTTTTTACGATTTCTTTCATTAACGGCACATCCCTATTATCCGCTGCGGCATTCAGCGCGATTACATAGTTTCGCAGTGTCGGGAACCCTGCCAGTAGTTTGGGTGGTATGACCACTTCTCTTACCTCATCCAGTTGCGTGTTAGCATTTAGTCTTTCTGTGCTGAAAAGTTCCTCCTGCTCGATTTTCAGCGCCATAGATAACTGTCCAAGCTCCTCCTCGCTCGGCTCCTGCACTCCGTTTTCGAATTTTGAGATTTTTGACTGTGCTGCGCCAGAGGGAAGTTCAAAAGCAATCTGCCCCAATTCAGTCTGCTTCAAACCACTCTTTTTTCGGTAGAATTTCAAATTCATACCCAAAATATTTTTCACAACAGACTCCCATTCGGATTTAGGCGTTGACATATAGGCGACTATAGTCTACCATATGCGCCAACTGATTAATGAAAGGCAAAAATATGAATTTAAAGGATTACCTCCAAAAAAATAAGATTACCGGTTACGCCTTTTCGAGAGAGGTTGGGGTGAGTCTCTCATATATGTACCGGCTGATTGAAAACCAGCGACGACCAAGCGTCAAGGTCGCGGTCATGATCGAAAAGGCGACAAATGGCGATGTCACGCCAAGCGATTTTGCAGACGCAACTAACAAATAATTTTTATGGGTTACATAAAAACATACCGCCTGATTGTAAGCTAAAAGGTATTCGCCTAATTGTCAACTATAAAATCGAGTTTAGGTGAAGATATGCAAGATATATATCAAGAAACGCCCAAAGAAAAGCGCCGTAGACTTCATCGTGAGCTTGTTCGATTGGCCGTTAAGTATCCTGTTGGATTCGGCGGAAGGCATGAAGCTGTTGAAGCACTGAAAAATATTATACAGGCAATTCGATGAGCGACGACATACTCAACGCGGCGTTAGAATATTTGGATATGGGGTTTTCGATCATTCCGGTTAGGAAGGATAATAAGCGTCCATATCTCCCGACATGGAAGGAATTCCAGTCAAGGCAACCATCCCCTGAGCAAGTCGAAGCCTGGTGGGAGCAATGGCCAGAGGCGAACGTAGCCATCATTACCGGCGATATTTCCAAACTGTGTGTTGTCGATGCTGACGGCCCAAAGGGCTGCGAGTGGGTCGCAGCTAATTTGCCAAAAACCGGTGTGTACTCCCAAACGTCACCTGGGAGAATGCACGCGGTGTATAAAACGAATGGTACGTCAGTCAAAAACATGGTTAGACTGGCACCAGAAGTCGATATCAGAGGCGAGGGTGGATACTTCGTCGCACCTCCATCGATCCATGCCAGTGGCCACCAGTATCAGTGGAACTATTTGATGGACGGGTGGGACGATCTGACAGAGTTTGATATGTCGTTGATATCTACACCGAAAAAATCATCAGGTAGTGGAAACCTAAATATTGACCTGACGCTCACAAAGGCGTCTCCAGTTAATGAGGGAGTTAACCAGGGCGAACGGAATAATACCCTGGCTCAACTGGCAGGCAAGTGGTTCGGAAAAGGTCTTGATACGGATGAGGTTATCGACCTGGCAAGATCATGGAACGAGAAGAACAACCCGCCATTACCAGAAGCCGAGTTATTAAAAACAATCCAATCTATTAACCGCACTGACGCATCCAATCATCCTGAAAAATATATCGAGTCAGATTCCGTACCACAGGAAGGCATCCAGCCATCCGAGAGGGACATCCCAGAACACCTTCTTCACCCTGGCGGAACGCTTGAATGTCTGATGGCCTATATCGATCAGAACGCGGCCGTCTCAGTACCATTGTATAATTTAGGCTCATCGCTCGTATTTTTCGGAAATGTTCTCGGACAAAAACTGTCAACCGAAACAGGACTCAGGACCAATTTATATGTGATCTGTTTGGGATATTCCGGGACCGGAAAAAACGCGCCGTTTTCAACATTACCACAGCTTTTATTATACAGCGATGCTGCCGAAACAAGCGGGCCAACCGAGATTACATCGAGTGTATCCATATTCAAGTGGTTGTCCGAACATAACCATAGAATCAGTCTGATGATGATCGATGAGTTGGGCCAGGTCATGAAGGGTCTGAAAAACCCAAACAGTGCTGCAGCCGATGTGCCAAGGATGCTGACTAAATTATTTTCAGCGACAGACAGGCCGGAAACCAAGAATTACGCAGATGGCACAACGCTTGTCATCCCATGGTGTCATCTGTCATTATACGGAGCCAGTACGCCAGAACAATTCTGGGAAAGCCTTACGCCTGGAGATATCACTAGTGGCTTTCTTGCTCGTACCCTTATTTTCGACTCCCGCCATGACGCACCATACCCAAAAGACACAATAGCCTTCAAGTATAATCAAAAGCTGATCGACCAGATTAACGCACTGTACGGAATCGAGACTAAAATTGATCCGCAACGCGGAAATCTTGAAATGGTACCGATCCCAAAAGTTATCCCTCGCACCGTTGATGCACAGAGATACTTTGGTCCGTGGGGCCGGAAACACCACGACATGAAAAACACATATAAGACAGACCAGAACGGAGTTGGGTCTGTCTATGGACGGTCAGCCGAACATGCCGCCAAGATAGCATTGATACATGCAGCATCAAAAGACGGTGCTGATGTCCGAGAGGTTGGTTACGAATCTATCAGGTACGCATGTGATTTAGTCGATTACCTTTCTGAGTATACCGTCAAACAGATCAGAGAGAACGTTTGCGACACTGATATTGCCAGGTGGAAAAATAAAATTATCTCAGGCATCCGTCATATTTGTCATAGGCGTCATATTAATGGCGCGACACTTCGAGATTTACAGCGGGGGCCGTGCCAGGGATTGCTGTCTAAGGACATCAAAATGATCATCGATAGCATGTTAATCGCTGAAGCTATTGGGAAAAGAGACATAGAGAAACCGAACGGAAAATATGTGACCGAATATTACGTTGCAGAGTCCGCAGATTGAATGTCATTTAGTGTCATAACTGTCATATGACACTAAATATAAAATAATAACAACTGGTTAGGTATGAAAAACAAGTGTCATAAAAAAGTCCGTATAAACACCCTCAATAGAAGTGTCATGTGTCATATGGGGTACCCGGGGGGAAGGCCGGATATATATAAAAATATTATTTATATAGGTTTATACACATACTATATGACACACTATATTTATATATATATATTTAATATTATTAATAAAATAGTGTCATATGACAGTTAGGACAGTTGATGACAATAAAATCTGTTTGCGCGTTCGCAATCGCCAATCATGTTAAGCGGCGTTAACAATGTTAACAGGAAGGAGGGTTATATGAATCGGCTTTAAAAAAGCCACTCAAATAATTGATGTGATTAAAAGGAAAGTATATTCCCCCGGCTTTCGCCTCCCGCGATTGGCCGGGGAACAAAAAGGGGAAATAATGAAAAAGGTTAATTATCACGCTATAGAACGATACGGGTGGGAATGCCCCGAATGTACGCAATACAACGAAGAAGACGACGATCCAAGCTACAGCGAAACGGTTTTTTGTCAAAACGAATCCTGTGGCGCTGAGTTTGAGGTGGGGAATCAGGAATGAAATCAATCAAACAATGGCAAAAAGAGATCCACGATAATGCAATGGCTCATGGCTGGTGGACACCGCCTCGGTCAATTCCTGTGACGCTGTGTTTGATACACTCTGAGATATCAGAGGCTTTAGAGGCATACCGAAACACAGATGAGGATAATTTTAGGGAAGAGATGGCAGATATAGCGATTCGACTCTTTGACGCTTGTGAAGCGTACGATGTTGATCTTGAGGCAGAGATCGAAAAGAAACATGCGATTAACATTAAACGGCCATATCGCCATGGAGGTAAAACCTGTTGAAACATTTCAAAACCTGTCCAATTTGCAGCAAAACCTTCAACGTTTACAAATCAGATTTTGAGCGCAGAACAACATGCTCGACAGAATGCGCCCTAAAACACAGAAACCGCACTTACATTGATTTGGAACCGCTCGTTTCAGCAATAGCAGAGCAGCACGGAATCGAGCATTTTAATCAAGCCACGACATTCAAGGCGATTTATCCGTCGAAGTACAACAACCGGTGGAATCTGGCCGAGGATTTAGGAGTGTCGCTTAATGCCCTTAATCGGCATTTTGACCGGCTTGGAGTGACGAGATGAAATTTAAAAAAACCTGTCCGAACTGCGGGAAAGTTTTTGGGCTCAAATACCGCAGTGAATTCAAGCGGCAAAAATACTGCTCCAAAGAATGCCAATGGAAAGCCAACTCCGGCAGTGTGCTTGATTGGGAAGCGATAGTTGAAGGGCTCGCGGTAAGGTGCGGGATTGAATACCAAGGGCAGGCCGGGACGATAAAGGCAGTTTATCCGTCGATTTATAAAAATCAGATCGAGTTGGCGGAGGTTTTGGGAGTGAGTGGGCCTTCATTGACGAGGCAGTTAGCGGTGTTGGGGGTGGTGAGATGAAATCACTACTTTTAGAAATACCAGGAAAACCCATTGCGAAAAAAAGACCGAGATTTGCAAGGCGCGGGAAGTTCGTGACGACTTACAACGACCAGGAAACCGAAGAGGGTAAGTTCCTGCTTCTGGCCATGCAACAAATCGGAGATAAAAAGCCGCTTGAAGGTCCGATCATGATATCAGCAGAGTTTTTCATGCCGATACCGAAAAGCACGAGTAAGAAAAAAACGCTGCTGATGGAGGCGGGGAAAATAAAGCACACGAAAAAGCCGGATACGTCAAACATTATAAAGTTTTATGAAGATGTTTTGAACGGAGTTGCATGGAAAGATGATAGTCAGATTTTCATGATGACGGCTGAAAAAAAATATTCTTTGATACCGAAGGTCCGTTTGCTTATTCGGGAGGTTGGGTAAGTGGGAGCCAGGGTTCGCAGAGCATATGGGATTTTAACCGGGTTTAATTAAACAAGCAAAATAAAGGGAGGCACATGAAATCAGAAATCGAAATCAAAAAAATCGCGATACTTGCTCTCGCAATGGGAACCTGGCGGTGGGCTGAAAAAATCGGCATCAAGGGCGGACGGCAAGCGAACCTTCTCAAGCGGCTCCATAAACAGGCCGACAAAGAGTTAAAACCATATGATTACCTTCGCAACACGGTCACATGGACAAAAGCAATTGCCATGATGGATCAGTGGGGCCGCGAAACCGGGTGGGAAGGAAAATCCAAAAAACTACAAACGATTGTGTCAATGTTGGCCGATCTTATCGATGAATATTTCCCTGATTCTCCGATGCGGGAAACGCTTGAGGATCTATTTTTCTATACTGATCGCAAATACCGTGTGCCAAGTGCATGTTGTTGGGGTGGCGGCCTGGCGGCTGATAAGTTGAGGGAGTGTGCATCATGAAGCGGTTACGTGTGAGTAACAAAAGCGATATCACCAAGGGATTAAACCAACTTACGACAAAGCAAAAAGCCAGGATTATCGCTCATAAAATACACGGGCAGTTTCCGGCAACGCCATCTGGACAATTGATGTTTTCGATTGTTGAGCAAGCCCTTGTGGATGTCGCGATAGACCCGGACAGCAAAACAAACGCAATTCGGCGCGATGAATTTGTCAGGACACGAGATTCGGCGATTAGTTTTCTCCGAGGGGAGATGTTACAGGCTGAGATAGCTGGAGTTGAGCCAGCGTGGGTCAAAAAGATTATCGAGAGAGTGGGGTTGTT